TCCCAGGTATTGCAGGAGAAGTGGGCACCCCTTCTCGACTATGAAGGTCTTGATCCTATCAAAGACGCTCATCGTCGTGCAGTTACTGCTCAACTCCTGGAAAACCAAGAAGTCGCTCTTAACGAAGAGAAAGAATTTCTTTACGAAGCCCCAACCGTCAACACCAACTCTGGTGGCGGAACCCCTGGTTTCTCCGCTGACGCCGCTGCTGGTGGTCCTGTTGCTGGTTTCGACCCTGTTCTGATCTCCCTGATCAGACGCTCTATGCCTAACTTGGTCGCTTATGACCTCGCTGGCGTACAACCAATGACTGGTCCTACTGGACTCATCTTCGCGATGCGCTCCCGTTATGCCAACCAGTCTGGCACCGAAGCATTCTTCAACGAGCCTGACACCTCCTTCTCTGGTCAGGACGACGGCGGAGACCTCACCAACGGTTTCTCTGGCGGTTCGGTTGGTTTCGGTACTACTGGCGGCACTGGTCTCACCAACGCCACCAACCCTGCTGCTCTGAACCCAGAAGGCGGTCAGACTGCTACCACATATCCTGTTGGTCAGGGTATGCGTACAGACGACGCTGAGAACCTGGGTAATGGTTCTGGCAACCAGTTCAACGAGATGGCATTCTCGATCGAGAAGGTCACTGTAACTGCTAAGTCACGCGCCCTGAAAGCTGAGTACAGCCTTGAGCTTGCTCAGGACTTGAAAGCCATTCACGGTCTGAACGCTGAAGCTGAACTCGCCAACATTCTCTCCACTGAGATTCTTGCCGAGATCAACCGTGAAGTCATCCGTACCATCTACAAGTCTGCTGAGTCTGGTGCACAAACCAACGTAGCAACTCTTGGTGCTTTCGACCTCGACACCGACTCCAACGGTCGCTGGTCTGTTGAGAAGTTCAAAGGTCTGATCTTCCAGATCGAAAGAGACGCCAACGCGATTGCCCAGCGCACTCGTCGTGGCAAGGGCAACATGATCCTCTGCTCCGCAGACGTTGCCTCCGCTCTGACCATGGCTGGTGTACTCGACTACACCCCTGCTCTGAACGCCAACCTCAACGTTGATGACACTGGTAACACCTTCGCTGGTGTTCTTGCTGGTAAGTTCCGCGTCTACATCGACCCATATTCTGCTAACGTTGCTGCTGATCAGTACTACGTTGCTGGTTATAAGGGTTCTTCACCTTATGACGCTGGTCTGTTCTACTGCCCATATGTCCCCCTCCAGATGGTTCGTGCCGTCGGTCAGGACACCTTCCAGCCTAAGATTGGCTTCAAGACCCGCTACGGCATGGTCGCCAACCCATTCGCTGCTGGTACTTCCCAAGGACTGGGTGCACTTCAGGCAAACGCCAACCGCTACTATCGTCGCGTCAAGGTTCAAAACCTCATGTGATTCTGTTCACATATTTCTGGGAGGGTCTTCGGACCCTCTTTTTTTATGCTAAATAGCTAAAAAACATTCCCATGGCTACTAGTTGTCACATTACAAGAACTAGCGTTGTCACTGGTCAGACAATGTATCTGGTAGAGAACCAGAGATGGTCTGATGACTTCGCTGATCGTAAAATCTTTCCATCATTGACTGCTGCTAATACAGTCATCGCCCCTACCACAAGAACCATTGGTGGTGTTGAAGTTTCAAATGCCAACGGTGGTTTCAAGAATGCTACCGTAGTTCCAGAAGCATGACCCGTTCCCCCTTTGGTAAACAGATAGAAAACAGAAATTTTCTATCACCAGTTGGTTTTAAATTCTCTCTTGGCAAAACACCAAAGGCTGACTTTTTCTGCACCAGTGCTAGAATACCAGAGTTAAGTTTGCAGACAGCAACTCAACCATCATATCTTAAAGATATTGATGTACCTGGAGAAAAGTTAAGTTTTGGAGATCTTACCCTCAGGTTCCTTGTGGACGAGGATATGGTCAACTATATGGCGATACACAACTGGTTAACAGGTCTCGGTTTTCCAGAGACCACAAAAGACTTTGCAGACCTCACAACGGATGCTGATGGTCTCAAGAACCAGTTAGAGGAGCAGTTCAGTGATGGGAGTCTATCGATCCTGAACAGTAACTTTCGTGTAAGTTCCATAGTTAAGTTCCAGGACTTGTTCCCAGTATCTCTTACCTCTCTTGAGTTCGATACCACACAACAGGACATTCAGTACTTTACAGCAGAGGCAACTTTCAGGTATACTGTTTACTATATAACTGATTCGGACGGCAGAACTCGCCTATGATGGACCTTGATAAAATTCAGGAGATGTGGCAGAAAGATTCTGTCATTGACCCTGATAACCTACATGATGAGTCATTAAAGATACCGCAACTTCACTCAAAGTATTATACAATATACAATACTATTTCGCTTCTCAGAGAGAAAGCTAGAGATAGTTACAGGCGTGTAAAGTTAGAACGGTATAACTACTATACAGGTAAAGCACCAGCGGAAGCGTATGTAGAGGAACCTTTCCCCTACAAAGTTCGCGAAAAAGATGCTATTCAAAGGTATCTTGACGCTGATGAAAAACTGACAACTATCGATCTAAAGATTCGATACTATGATGTCCAAATGAAATTTTTAGAAGAGGTCATCAAAACCGTTGCTAATAGAACCTTTCAAATTAAAAACGCCATTGAGTGGCAAAAGTTCCAAGCAGGATTCTAATGAACGACGAAGAATGGAATTATCAAGATGAAGAATTTGATGATAGTCTTCCTTATATTGAACTTCAATTTGGACCAGAAGATTTATATCATGTATATGAATGTGTGAAGTATCGATATGAGCAATGGCCAGGTGGTCATCCTGATGAACAGGCAAGACTTGAGTATCTCAAGAACTTTCTGTATAGAGTAGTTTTGGAATATAAGTTTAAAATGCAGTAATAAATATTCATAGGTGAACCCCTATGAGTATGTCTCATTTGATTATATCAAAAAAGAATGAAGTATATTTGAAGGTTGATGCAGAACCACACGTCTTCTACGAGTTAGCAGACCAGTTTACCTTCGATGTACCTGGTGCAAAGTTTATGCCTCAATACCGTAACAAGTATTGGGATGGAAAGATTCGTCTGTTCAATACACAGACTGGGGAAATATATGTTGGTTTATTAGATAAGATCACACGCTTCTGTGATGATCACGGATACTCATACGAGTTCACAAATAACAAGTTCTACGGAACTCCTTTTGAGACAAACGACATGATCTCAAAGGAGGGCGTTAAAGACTACATGAACGCCATTTGTAAGTATTCACCTAGAGAGTACCAAATCGATGGGGTGTACGACGCTCTAAGACATAATAGAAAGCTGTTGATATCCCCAACTGCTTCTGGAAAGTCTCTGATGATATATTCGATTGTGAGATATCACGTTGAGCGCGGACAAAATACTCTGATAGTTGTTCC